AAACAAAGAAGTCTCAGGGGAGCCTGACGCACGGGCGAAGCCTTGCTCATACTTCGTTCCCATGCGCCCACGCGCGACCAGACGATACTGGCTGCGATGTAGATCAAGAAGATCAGAATGATAGCACGGACGAAAAGCACGTAATAGGATCATCTGCTCCAATTGTCGCATGATGTTTGATCCATGGCCGTCAAATCTTGAAAAATCACTATTTATCAATACACTAGCTCGCGAAGCTATGACGGCTACCTGGTGGGCAACTTCAATTGGTTTCTTGCCAAACGCATACCAGGACTGTTGTTTTAACACGGGCTCAAAGGCGTAAGTAAATCGTGAGTATTCCCGTTTATCAACAGAGTTTATGGTGCTTATCGGACGCGGATCCGCAATTTTAGGATAACTTTCCTTCTTCAAAAACATATCTATTTTCCTATCAGCCAACACACCATAGCCGCGTTCCATACTGCGACGTTGGGTGGGTCGTTTCTGACGTTCCCATACTACGTCATTAGTGACAGGATCTAATACATGGGGCCGCTTCACAAGGAGAGTGGCGAACTCAACCATGCACTTAGATAAGAACGGAGACATTGGCAACTCAGGTTGTTTAACGTTCTTAACACGTCCTTCAATACATTTACGTTCATTAGCCTTACTCATGGTTGGGACAAATGCCGCATTCCACAAGGGGTTCATAAACGGTTTCATCATAACTTTATCTGAAGGATCGTAAGTTGCTGGTTCAAATTGATATGCACGAACAGCCTGCATCATAGTGCTGACTACAGGCGGTTTGGCCTTAGGTGCCTTACTAAGATGATAATCTAGTAAAATCAAGGCAGCTGGGCGATTACCATTGACAAAAGACTGCACAGTAGGCAGTGATAAATCGTATTTTGATGTCATCGCGTAAGTTGCTATTGCATCATCATCAGAGACAGGGACACGAGCTTGCAAGTAATGTAAGGGTCGTCCAACTGAAACGAACAACCCAGTTTTAGTACTCGATACAAGCCGATTAAATCCATTAGCATGTAAATCAAGCCGTTGAAGATTTTCAACAGGAAAAAGCCACTTAAACGCCATGGTCCCCCAGAAACCCCAAGACCCTTGAGGGGTCAACAGGAGCAGCTGGTGGTCCGGCGAAGTGGCCCGGCGATCTACAAGGTAGGAAGTCGTGGCCCAATCACAATCAGCCAAGCGAAGCGGCTTGGTAGCAACAACAGTGTCGGAAGCATAATTCCAAACTTGATGAGTGATGGCAAATCCACCACTAACTGTATATTGCACAACAGACTGTGCGTCAAAAGTGTAGCTATACTCCCCAGACGAGCGACTGACTTGCTCAGGTTGGAAAGTGTAAATCACAACAGGTTGATGATGTTCGGCCAAGAACGTGGGCATGTCCATGTAATGATCGACGTCGACAAGAACAATCAAAGAATTCTCAGGTATCGACAATCTACGTGGAGCAACACTCAGGTCCTTAGTCCAATAGTAAGTACGGCTGCCTTGGCGATTGTTTCGCACATCTGCGGAAGACATTTGAATCCAAAAGGGCTCACGGCCCATCATGGCAGCTAGATGATCTATCATATACGTTGACGAATTCCGGTCCGCAGCGGCTTGTGGATGTGAATGATTGCCGGGGACACGGGTACTAATGTCAGGAAGGTCATTGAAGAGATTGCGGTATTGTTCGGGATGTGGGTTCTTATTTTTCATTAAACACCGAACAAGGATAGATTTGTAATACTGACGGGAGTCTGACGACAGACACATCCACATCAGCGCCACCAATTTTCTCGCGGCACATACGAGAAAAATTGGCAGTAATAACAGGCCAACAAAGACTATAAGTTCCTGCACAGTGGTGGAGGAGCTAGACGATGAAACGTTGGTCTCTTCGTCCCACAAATACATGCGGGCGGCATATCGCGTGGCATCGGTTAAATTGACATTGTAAAACCGAACACCAGAGTCCATTCCTTCTGGTGAAAACGCGAAGTGAGTGTCATCAAGGGTCACGATGTGACCAGGCATCTTGTCAAAGATGGAAGATG